GTGCCGTCACTTATTGAAACAATAATGAAACGTATCCTAATTGTTGGGGCGTTGCTGCTGTTTGCAGCTAACGTCAGAGCGGACGGGCTGTTCGGCGCAAGCTGGAAGCCAAGTCCAAGTATCACCTTGTTCGGACAGAAGCTGACTTGGCCGATTCCTAGCCTGTGTGCAGGCGCAAAGGCGGGGGTTCTTCCTGATGCTGGGGTTAGCCCAGAGGGGATGAACCTGAAGATTCCTTACCTTTCGGTAAGCATTCCGTTCCCCAGCCTTACCGTCTCAGTGGGCAAGGACAAGCCCAAGGTAGAGCTAAAGCTCGGCTCGGTGGAGAAAACAGAACATAAACCGGAGGGCGAATAATGCTTAAAAGCAAAACAGTATGGGCCGGGATTTCAGCCGCTGTGGCTGGGGTTGCTGGCTATTTCACCGGGGAGCTAGAGTTGGGAGCGGCACTGCAAGTGGTGGTAACATCAGTTCTTGCCATCTTCCTGCGTCATGGAATCTCCAAGGTGGAAAAGGAGAGCTAATAATCTAAGGTTATAATGGCTATCTTGCGTTTGATCGCCGCCATCCTCAAGGCCGTTCCTGTATTGGAGCGGCTTTTTTTAGGTGTGGCCAAGCAGTACAAGGAGAAAGCCGCACAGGACAGATATGAAGACAAGCTGGACTTTATTGATTCTGCTGTTGATCAGTACCATAGGGCAGGGCTGTCAGACAGTAAGGCTAAACAACGTAAAGGAACTGACGGAGCATCCTCAGTTTCCAGACGCGGCAAGGGCAGCCCCGGCGTGGACAAAGGCCGCGCTAAAAAAAGTGGCAGAACTGGAACACAGAATAGAAAGAAGATGAACTCATACGCACCCGTGAAAAAGAAAAAAGGTGGCAAGAAGAAGTCCCTTTAAGGCTCCCAAGATTAAAGTGGGACGGCGGTTAAGCTCATTCTTCCGGTGGTCGGATCGCTGGAAATCTCTAGGTCGGCTGACATCTCCCCGATCAGGGCATAGCTCAGGGAGTCAAAGCTGTGCTTGTTGCGGTCATTGATCACGTACTGGCCAACACTTCTCCCCTTCCTCAGATACCTGAACATCTCAACGGTTCTGAAACAGTTTGCTGAGATGTGCAGCCTGTTCTGCATCAACAGGTCTTTGAGCAACTTCACCCTTTGCCTGACAGAACCAGCAAACTTTGGTGCGCCTATGAGGTTAATCCTCCCACCACTGGCAGCGGCAACTACCCTGTGGTCATAAGTATTGGCCGTTGCCCTGTACCTAACCATAGATGAGGTGTCAGACCAGTGAGTCCATCTGACCTTTTTCCCTATGTGCCTCTCCAGTTTCTCTATTCTATCCAAGGCTTCACCTGTGAAATCCTCAAGGGAAACGTCCTGTTGCAGGACAACTAGCTCATCCAGAACCGTCCACCGCGTTCCATTTAAGGTGTCCACCTTCTCCATGATATGGAATGCGTGGTTCCTGTCCCCCAAATCCCACCCCCCAATAAGCTCAGTGCATCCTGTAGTTGGCAGGATCACGTCCCAGTCTGACTCAATGGGGCTGTTAGCGTTCCCGACTACATGGGTGTCAAACTTGAACACCTTCCCGAAGTGGGCGTTTGTTGAAGAGGCCGTCCATTTCCCAAGCACATACCTATCAAACAACTCAGGGTCTCCCCTGAAGGTGGCTATCAAGTCCTTCTTGTCGTACTCGGACAGGTAGGGATTGTCCTCAATCATGGCTTCAATGATGCTAAACTGGTCGGCATACTCAGGGTCAGGGTGATCGTCCTTGTTTGGCTCGTCGTACCACAGCTTATAAATCCAGCTATTGGTTCCCTCTTCAGCCGGGTTAGTGTCCCCTATCCACTGGTGTGCCGTATACGCCAGCCCCGGCAAGCGCAACTGACCTTTAGATATTGAGAAGACACAGGAGTCTTTGAAGTTGGATAGCTCACTGAAGAAGATCAGGGAGAATCTGGTTCCCTTGATTTTCTCCTCTATGTCATGGTCTACGTCCAGTGAATGTAGCTGTATTTCCGTCTCATTCCCGTACATATTGGCTACTCTCATGTAGTGCATCTTGGTGACACCGTCTACTTTTGGGGCCACGGTCACCTTGAACCCGGAAAGATTCTCCTCCCACTCAGGGACAATCAGGTCAACCAGATCAGACCAAACCCCAGACTTGGCGTTCCTTATCGTCTTGCAGAATATCCCGACCCTACCACTTTTGGTTTCCCAGCAGTGCCTGACGAGTCTGTGCAGGACGCCTATGGTCTTTGAGGAATACCTAGGCCCACTCACCAGAAGGTATCTTTTGGTGCAGTTGAATATTTCTAGCTGCTTAGGTGATATACTCGGATACCAGCAGCCACTAGCATCAAGCGGCATATCTGTGCTATTTTAAGCGTTTGCGAGCATTATGGCAAATGAACTAAGGATAGACCTGACAGACCCTGCCATGCAGGAGGCATTCGCAGAGTGCCAGCCGGGTGAAACACATACTATCACACTGGATGTGATGGTGTCTGAGAACGCGGAGGAACTGGTTGCTGACGTTGATCCTGACTCGGTTGAGAAGTACGCAGGTGAATACGACGAGTACGACGAAGAGGGTGGCCCAAAGGCAGTTGCCCTGCTATTGAAGGCGGATGCCCAGAAAGCGTAAGAAGAAGGATGTATTGGTTAACTACAAGGAGGACGGCACAGTTGACGCTGAAATACTTCTAAGCGACCTTGCCCCTCGCAGGGGTAGAGGATACCGCAGTGTCCTTTACTTTGAGGGGAAGGTAAAAGCGGCAGGCATGGAAGGGTATGTTAAACTTTGGAGGCCAGTGACCAAGACGAAGAGAAAAGAGATAATGCGTCAATTTCATAAAAACATGGTGGCGAGCAAATCACCGAAGATAATCTGATGATTGATCTAAAAGTATTAAACAAGCGAGGTGTAACGGCAGATGCGGCGAAGGGCGTTTTTGCGGGAGAAGACGAGAAGATACCCGCCAAAGGGAAAGCCCTTCTTGATAGGATTAAAAGCCGGGTTGATGACGGGCTGAACAGGTGCATCAAGAACCACAAGATATATCATGCGCTTGACTTGGCGTGGGACACGCCGCTTCAGCAGATAAGCAGCACGCTGGCTCATTCCATCTCAGACAAAGACCTGAGTGACGAGACGGTGCTGAACGCAGCCAAAGACTGGGGGCTTACAGGGCTTATAGAAGACGTTAAAGATACAAAGGGCCAGAAGAAGAGGCTGAACCTGCCCATGTTTTTCAACATCTTTGTCCCGCTGGTTAGGTCTTATGTCACCATCAGGTGGGCTAGAATTTATAACGACAGAAGGCAGTACCCGTTGTTCAAGTATGAGATGGGGAAGAACACCACAACAAACAAATTGCGTGGTGAGATTCTCACAGACAGGGTGCAAGTGATGTCAAACCAGTACGGCTACAGTGAGCTACTGAAGCAGTCCATATTCCATATGCTCCACTATGGCTGGGCAGCGCAGTTCCCGCAGGAGGAGTGGCACACAGAGAAGCAGATAGTCCTTGATGATGCAGGAGAGGAGGAGGAGAAGTATATTAAGGAGGGCATCAGGTACAACCTTCCACACCCAAGCAGGGTGTTCTTTGATCAGGCACACAGACCAACAACATTCAACTCCGACTCAGGCTGTGAGTTTGCTGGCTACTGGAGGCTGATGCGCTACGGGGATTTAAGGAACAACAAGAAGCTGTGGAACACAGACAAGATCACATACGGAAGAACCACGGATTTACTAAGCAGAGCCAAGACCTACCTTGAGTTGGTGTCGCCATGCACAATGGAGTTCCCTAGGAGCCGTACTGCCTTTGGCCTCACGGACAGGGAGTCTGAACTGGACGCAGTCTACAGGACTTCAGATGACGACAAGGCTGTGCTTGTGACAGAGTATTATGAAAAGATTATTCCAAAGGATCATGGGCTGGGTGATTACGATAATCCTGTTTGGTTTCGCTTCTGTATTGCTAACGATGATATTATTCTTTATGCCGCTCCTGTACCTTACTGCCCTGTTGTTTATTATGCTTACGACCCTCACGAAGGGAAAAGCATCAACTCGTCACTGAGCCTAGAGATCGTCCCATTCCAAGACCAGATAGGGAACCTCCTCAGCCAGTACCTGCTGAGTGTTAAGCAGAATCTAGCCAACATGACTTTTGTGGATACCGATCAGGTTCCCAAGGACATGATAGACAAGCTACAGAACTGGGGTGAGAAGCTGTTCCGCAGCCTGAACTTCATGCCGTTCTCGTCCAGACAGAACAAGTTCGCACAGAGTGACGTGAGGGAAGCCTTTAATTCTGTGCGCTTCACTGCACTGGACACCAACGGAATTGTTGGGGCCATGCGTCAGGTCATAGATATGCTTGAGCGCCTTCTTGTTATCTCAGCACAGGAGATAGCGCAGGTTGCCAGCCATGAGCAGACAGCAGAGGAGGTGCGTACAGTGGCAAGCACAACCACTACCCGCCTAGCTTTCACGGCCACGGCGGTTGACGACGCCATGCTTGCATGGAAAGAACAGCTTTATAAGGGGCTGATGGCGTATGGCGAGGAGGAGGTTTACGCTGAGATTAACTCTGGCTACACGCCGGAACAGATCAATGACCTAGGGTTTACGGTGGAGGAAGAGGACTTTGACCGCTCTGGCCTTATAGGTGTAAGGGGGAAGAAGACGGCCCTTGACCTTGAGGTGATAGGTTCCTACCGGGATACCCTAGACAGGGTGTCAGACAAGGAGTTTGCTGCTGCCCTCACCCAGCTATTCCAGATGATTTCCAACGATCAAGAGATACGCCAGTCAATAGGCGTGGATCAGATTCTGGACGTGGTCAACCAGATTGGAACTATGCTTGGACTTCCAAAGGACTTCAGGTTACAAAAGCTGGAAGCCGAGGAAGGGGGGCAACAGCCGCAGCCCGACCAGATGGCAGCGGTTGCAGAAGAAATTAGGAACTCCATTATTAATGAGGTAGGCGAAGCACTGAAGCCCTTAGCTGAAAGCACACAGCAAAACAGCAGTATGATACAGCAGATTGTTGATGTGATTAAGGGAGGGCCGCAACCGCCAAATCCTCAGCAGTATGATACAAATAACGCAGTCCCCTCTGGAGGCCCACCACCTACTGGAAATCCAGAAATGGCTCCAGCAGGGCCAATGCGGTAAGTTCAAGAGGCAGATCAAGGGGCTTATAGCTTACCACCAAGAGGCCGCTTCTAGGCTTTTGATCGCATCTGTGGACGACCCGCGCATGGAGGCAGATGCAAAATCTGAGGCTGAAAAGGCTAGTCATTTGCTGCGTTTTATAGCTACCCTTGACGCCTTTGCGTTAGGGGAGGCTGATTTACCAATAACCAAAATAACTATAGAACAATAGATTTATGAGTGATGCAATAGAACAACAAGTGGAAGAACACATGACAGCGGCAACCCTTCCGGGCATGAAGATAGTTCCCGCTGCTCCCCCAGAGAAGGAGCAAGAAGGGGGGGGCGACGTGCGAGATGTGGTTGAAAAAAAGTCAGGAGTAAGGCGTGCTTTCCCCCCAACTGAGGAGGAGGCAGCGGTAGAAGAACCTCCGGCAGAGGAGCCAGCAGCAAAGGAACCGGAAGAAGGGGAACCCCAAGCCGAGGCTGAGGCCGACACCAAGGAAGAGTTGCCTGACGCTGTAGATAACTTCATGGACAGGCTGGGCTTCAACAAGCCAAAGAAAGAGAAGGCAGCAGAAGAAGAGCCACCAGCAGAGGCAGAGGCAGAGCCTGAAGCTGAAGAGGAACCTGAAGCAGAAGAAGCCGCAGAGGAGGAGGCTGAGGAGCCAACCAAGGCCAAGCGCAAGCGGAGGAAGAAGGAGGGAATAGACGCAGACGAGATTAAGGAAATCATTAGGGAGACAGCGCAGTCCGTCTCACGGCAAGCCCAGCCATATGAGGAACCACAAGCCGCGCAGCCCCCCGCTGAGAGCCTGATTGAATCCAAGAACAGGGCTGATCTGGACGTGTTCTATGAGATGGAGGCAGACCCAAAGTACACCGGGATACGGGATAAATACCTGTCATACGTCACTAAACTCTCAGAGTATAAGGCTACTTGGAACAAGGAAAACCCGTCCACCAAGTTCAACCTTGAGGACATGGAGCATGAAGACTTCATCACAGGCAACCAGCCTGAGTATGATGCCGGTGATTTCAATGATGCCAAGATAACTGTTAAGGCGCGTTCTTTAATGGACGAGCGTGACAGGGGTTACAGGCAGGAGATTGAAGAACTAAGGTCTTCAGTTGAGGAGGGCAACATGAAGGAGGAACTCCAGACGGCCTCCAATGCCAGCATTGCTGAAGTAGTTAAGATAGCGGATGAGTCCTACCTGAAGGTGGTTCAAGATGGTGGTGGTGACGCCCTGAAGGACGCTGACCCCATAGCCCATGATGTCCTGAATGAGGTGCTTGGCCAGCATGAGAAGGCGTTGTACGAGCTAGAGAAGCTGGCCCACCCAACCAAGAAGTTCAGGGTTAATTCAAAGAACGAGACCCACAAAGCGTTGCTGAGTTTTGCAGCCAAGAAGGAGGCGGACATAACCAAGATGCCGGTGAACGAGCAGATGCATGAGGGCAGGCGGTTCGCTACAGCCAAGCAGTGGGCGTCAATGCCCAGCAATCAGCGTTCAAACCACTGGACGCTCCAGCCTGAACACATAAAAGCCATGTACATTTCAGACATAG